TACTTGTGACCAATGAAGGCAGAAAGTCACCAACGGAATGTGCAATAGAAGCAGGTTATGACAAAGACTCTGCACACGTCAGAGCATCAGAATTACGTAATCCAAATAGATATCCATTAGTAGTAAAATACATTGGTGAGATCAGAGATGAATACCAGAAAAAATATGATGTGACTTATGGCAGGCATATAACTGAGTTAGCTAGAATTAGAGATGAAGCCAGAGCAAAAGGTGCTTGGTCCGCTGCAACAAATGCTGAGATCGCAAGAGGTAAAGCAGCAGGATTATACATTGAACAAAAAATTATACATCACAACAAAGTTGAAGATATGACAGCAGATCAACTTATGGGTAAGATGAAAAAAATATTAGATGATAACAGAGGTTTAATTGAAGCTGATTTTACAGAAGTTATAGAGCAAGAAAAAAAATCAAATACCCCAGAGCAAATAGAAAAATAACTGTACCAAAACTAACCAACGATTTTACCTTTGTTTGGTCCTTTCTTAATCACATATCGTTGAGTACCATTTTTACCAATCTCAACTTCTTTACGCAACATTTGAAATAATTTCATTTCCTTTGCGTTTTCAAATTGTTTTTGAACGTAATCTAAAACTTTTTGTTTATTTGTTTTTTCTCTTGTGCTCATATGTTTACCTTTTCCATTTTTAATATACACCCAATAGGATAGATATTTCTATCACTAAATACTTCATCTTTGTTATCATAACTAGCAAACGTCTTTAAAAACTTTCTATCTTTTGAGTAAACATAACCCATTGTGGTCATTGTACTTGCATCAAACTTATCAAACTCTTCTGCTGTAGCGTGCCCAGCATCACCTGTAATATCAACCCAAGTTATTTTGTAAAAGTAATACTTCTTCCTGTTAATAACTATGTGTTTGTATTTAGATTTCTTGTTTTTACGCATATTTTTCATCTACCACATTCCCCCTATAAGTACTATTATATTATATTAGAATATAATAACCCAAAAACGCCCAACAACTTTGTGATTTTGTGAAAATAATACTATTATCCTTATATAGCAATAGTTCTAGGTCACACAAAGTTTGCACAAACACCCACATTTAACACAAAGTTAAGTCATTTGACCCATTATGGACGTTTATTTTGGGTTTATTTGACCTATTATTAATTATTTTAGCAACTTCATCACACTTAAACTTCCAGTCCCTCGCCGCTCGCTCCCTGCTACCAGAGTCCAGCCTGTAGTAGCGAGAAGCCAATGCATCACATTCACGTATTAGTTGTTCTATAGTATTCATCTAACCTCCTTAACCATTCCCATTTAGCCTGCCTAAATCTTGCCCCATTAAGAACAAACTTTTGAAAAAACAAATCAGGTGTGCACATCAATATGACACCCTGTTCAATTTTAGTATTATAAATAGCATCGTGAGCCATAGCGTAAGCCACTAATTGCAAATAATAATCGCCTATATACTCTTCCTTTTTAGGCTTGTTTGATTGCTTAAAGTCTACTATACTTTCGCGCCCCTGATAAATACCACATAGGTCAGTTTGACCAGCATACAATTCAGGATAATATAAAACACACTCAGAGCCCCAAATTTCTTCTAAATCTCCTAGACCCTTCTCTACCACCACCTCTGCCATTCGTTTGGCCTCTACGCCCTCCTCTGTTAGATCTAAAAGGCCTTGACCAGCTATGTGATACTCCAAATAACTATGCATTGCAGTACCACGTGTAGCTGCATTATTCTTTACTTTTTCCGCTTCTTTTTCACCAACTTTTTCTTTCCACCTTTGAATAGCCTGCTTTTTTTCATTAGATTCAGTGGCAGAAAGAATAGTAGTGACCGAAGGAAGTTTCTCCTGTCCAAGTTCATAGTGTCTCTCTCCTTTTATTGTTGATCGTATTGACTTTGGGTATTCGTATAATTTATTCCATTTCATTTAGGTACTCCTATCATATTGTGTTCCCATATTTTTTTATCATCTAAAACGTATTCAGCTCTGAATGGTTTGAAGTCATAATCAGAAAACATATTAATAATGTTGTGCATATTACCATCACCCCATTTACATTTATGATTATAAAATTCAGTTATGATTACTGGTTTAAATTTCTTTATTAAATTTTTTGCTCCCTCTAAAACTTTATCATCGTGAGTTTCTGCATCACATTTAATTAAATGTAAGTCAGGTATATTTTTTAATTTATCATCTAACTTAACAATGTTAACTGGACTTATATATTTTGCATCTTCTTTCATTTCTACTAAATGTACATTACCTGTATTAATTAAATTATCTTCGTTTGCGTGATGAATGTAATTAACTTCTTTTAAATTAATTAAATCATTTTCATTAGAACAAGCTTCATTGTAAACAGTAACATTTGGTAAACCATTACAAACAACGTTAGCACTAACTAATTGTGCAAGACGTCTTTGCATTTCAAAAGCATAAACCCATTTAACGTGTCTAGCTATGGGTATAGTATGTAAACCAATATGTGAACCAACTTCTATAACGTAAGATTCTTTGTTTGTATGTTGTACCACTAGGTCCACAATTTCTTTTTCCCAATGTCCATATTTTTTTAAACTTTTATTTATATAAACATCTGATTTAGGTACTAAAAAAGCACCACTATCTAATTTGTAACTATTTAGTTCCATTAAAATAATTCTAATTGTTTCTTTTGTAATTCTCTCATAATTTTTCTTTCTTTTTCTTGTTCTAAAAGTTTTGGATTATCAAACCATTTTTGAACTGATACGTGTTCAAAGATTTCATTCATATCAGAAGGACCAGCACCAACAGAATTTTCTTGAGGTGTTGTCCACTCTAAATTTGATTTCATATAATTAACTTTATTTCTATCAATATGATTAACATAAGGTTTGTTATCAAAATTTTGTATCCAAGCATTTGCTACTAGTTTATGTATATGACCCATTATTTCTTTGTAGGTAGAATTATTTTTTCTTGTGTTTCTTAATTCATAAGTTTGCAAAGCCAACAAAGGATACCAACCAGTAGTGCTAATACTTAACTCTGACATTTTAATCCATTTAGGTTCACCATTATGGTCTTTTCTAAGTATACCAACCCAAGGCCAAATTTTTTGTCTGTAAATTTCTGGAACTTTGACAGTGTCTTTACAAAAAGCAAATGGATGATAACCTTGATCCTTAAATAAATAGTATCTATCTTTTTTAACTTTTTCATAACCAGGAATATGTTCAACTTTTTTAGCAAGAGATAAATCAATTTCATATTCATCAAAACGATATAAAATATTTAACTTTTTGTGGTTTTTGTGAGCCATTTATTTTTCCAAACATATTTTATTTTTGCCTTGTTCTAAAACTTTAAATTCAAATGGTTTCAAACAATCCGAAATTAATTGCATATTGTATTTAGGATAATCATCAAAAATAAATCTACAGTTCCCCGCCGCTCGATTCGCGAACCAAACTGCTTCGGTTAATACATCTCGAGTCATATGCGGGCCATCAAAATGAACGAAAGAAAATTTCTTTTCATTATAATCAGGATGACACATAAACAAAGTATCGGTCATATTAGCTAGATGAAATTTACCTGCGTTACGATATGACTTTAGATCGTTAAGCATAGTATCTCGCATCTCATCAGTGTAGTCGCATTGATATGCGCCAGTTGAATCGTAATGTTGATAGTTTAAATTTGCATATGGATCGACACCAACGTGTAGATAATTATTTTTAATGTTATCCATTATGATTTTAGATCCCATTCCATCACGTACTCCAATCTCACACGAATAATCACCTTTACAATCAAAGTTAGCCCACTTAGCTAACAAATCATATTCTATACTATCGCCTTGAATCATAAACTCTCCCGTTCTTATCTCTAACTTTATCAGGCCATTTACATTTTATTGTAATTTTTTTATTTGGCTCAGACCATATTACTATATCGTGACCATAAGGTCTAGTGTGGGTCCAATGTTTTTGATACTTATTTAGTGTTATTGTTTTATGCTGTATCGTCATTCATCTTCCTTTCTTTTTCTAATTGTTGTGCTTCCCATATCTCTTTGCAAACAATTTCATTGTTTTTATATTTTTCTAAAATATCTAAAGTATAATCTAAGGTATCTTTTTTTGATTTAATAATTTCTAGATTTTTTTTACAATCTAAATAAGTTTCTAATATAAGAGAATCGGTCACCAATCTACCTGTTTTAGGATAAGCAAGAATTATAAAAAACCAATTTTTCATATTGTATAAAAAATATCCTAGTTTCCTTTTTTCTAAATTTCTATTTTTTATTAACCAACGTGAATTTTTATATATTTTTAACATATTATCAAATGTTGAATCTAATTTTTTTAAATTTAATTCATCTTTTCTTACTTGAATATATAATTTTGTATAATATTTCATAACGCTCCTTTGTTTCTAAATTGTTCAGTTATTTGTTTTGACAATTCTTTGTTATTTTTTCTAAGTCTATGATTCTCATCAATTAACTTATCTATGTATTGGTGAAGTTTTTTATTTTTAAACTCCAGCCGCTCGATGCTCGCCTCTGGACTATCGGGTTTGTTTAAAGGGTCCTTCTTAGGCCTAAAGCTAGGATCATCTTGCATATACGCGATCTCAGCAGCTAGTTCTTCAGCATCTCTATGACTCATTGTACCCTCCAATTTGTATTTCTTAACAAATCATTTATTTCTTGTTCTGTTATTTCTACTTCACCTTGATTACTGCAGTGTGCGCAATCAATCGTTACCTTTTCAGTTTCAGATGTATCTTTCCAAATACGTCTGTAACCATTCCCATTACATCTAGGGCATACCATTTTACCTGACATCTTCTTTCCTTTCTAATATACTATTTGCAACAACTGGATTTATTTCAATTGAACTATCAAATTGTTTGCTGGTTAATACTTTTTTTATTTTATTAATTATAAAAATTGGATCGTATCCTGCGTTTTCACAAACTTCTTTAAAATCTGTGTTATTAAGATCAATCCAACTTCTCGTTGTTTTTTTTTCCTGATCAGTTAGTGGTATGGCATTATGTCTAAACGATAATGCTTCAAACACTCCTTGATACAGAACGGCTTTCCAAAGTTTTTCTTCTGGTGATTGTTCTATTTCAACATCAATAGAAAATAATTTTGGTCTACCTGCATTAGTTTTTAAGCTTGCCATTTAACTTTTTCGCTTTCTCTTGTACTAATGTTTTAACTACTTGACTGCGACTTAATTTGACATTGTCTGCTAATTTAGTCTGCATCCTCGTAATTGTTGCATACGTGTCTTTATCGACCGTGATGTTTTTGTACTTGCTAAAGTCAGTCATTATATGTATCCTTTCATTATTAATTGTTATATTTTAATATCCTATATATAGGACTTTATCACTAAACAGTCAAGGCTAAAATGAAATTTTTATTAGTTATTCAAATATG